GAAGATGGTACACGCAAGAAGTTAGTAAAATACACCGAGCAAAAGTATGCTCACATAGATGGATTGGGCGATTGTATACGCTATGGTATACACTATCTTTTCCCAATCACTCATCATTCAGTAGGTATAAAAGAGTATGTAGGTATGGATCAACGACTTAGCAGACAAGGTCAACCAGGCGTAAACTATATGCCTGAAAGCCCGTTGTATCCTGGTGGACCAACATGGGAAGAGATTATGAATGGTGAAGAAGAACAAGATTATATGACATGGGAATAATATGGCAAAAACGGGACCGAAAATTGGCACTAGACAACCACTAGATGAAAGAATAGAAAGACTATCAACTGTAGATCCTATCACAGGATGTTGGGTATGGCAAGCCGCTAAAAACAAACTTGGCTATTCACTAATGCGTGATACAACTAATATGCGTATGCGTACTGGACATAGAATGAGTTATGAGTTCTATAACAATACAATAATACCACCAGGCATGTGCGTATGCCATACATGCGACAATCCAAGTTGCGTTAATCCTAAACATCTATGGCTAGGTACACGCAAACAAAACTCTGCTGATATGGAGAATAAAGGTCGTCAAATGTATTGGGGACATAAATCTATGGTAGGTGTACCAAGACCTAAAAAAACATGTAAGTATTGTGGCGTAACACAAGCTGATACTAGTATAGGTAGAAATCATAACGATAACTGTAAGCACAAGCCATAATGACTAAATACATTATGCTGTGCCCACAATTTCAAAGAGAACTCAAAATATGAACAATGGTGAATTATTAAAACGTAATCCAATTTATTCTAACATCTATATACAAATGTTAGGATATCAATATGCGTACTTAGGGGGCATGTCCTTCAAACAATATGTACGCAAGAAAAGACCAAGTGAAGATAGTACTCTTTGGTTAGACTTAGTAAACAATACAGTAGCACAACCTATTTGTCGTTACATTGTTGACACTATTAATGATGTATTGTTTGAGCCAGGTGTTAAGCGTAACTTACAGTTTGCTACACCACAAGGTAAAGCAATCGCACCAGAAACTAATGAATGGATTGATTTGTTTACATTAGATGCAGACTTAACCAATCGTACATTAACAAGTTTCATGGAAGGTGTAGGAGATTTAACTAGCATATTTGGGCATTGTTGGGTCGCAGTTGACATGCCCCAAGCAACAGAAGGGAATCTTGGCAGACCTTATACGTGTGCCATTAGCCCATTGGATGTGTGGGACTGGGAGTTTGACTACTACGGTGGTCGTCCAATGCTCAAATATGTTAAAGTTATGGAGATGGAAGAAACAGATTGTTACTACATCAAGTGCTATCACTTGGGCGATGCGACAAGTCCATCTTATTGGGAAAGCTATGAGGTAGAAAAAGGACCAGGTAAGGAAACTAATCCTGCAAAGCTTATTGGCACCGGTACATACCCAGCTGGCATGAGTTTGCCTATATTCATTGCATATGGTCGTAGAGATCCAAGAACAATTGATTTAGGTGTAAGCGATATTGACAGTGCAAGTGACGCAATGCGTGAATATTATAAACTAGAATGCGAAAAGTATACAGCATTACAGTTTGCTCACACATTGATTCGTGCAGATAAGGGCATTAGTATTCCAGTACACGCTGGCGCCATTGTTCGTGCTAATGAAGGTCAAGTAGAAGCAATACCAATTGATACAGGTGATGTTAGTAGAATCATTGAAGCACAAGATAATATACTAGAACAGATTGAAGCACTAACCGGATTAGGTGGTTTACGCAATAGTAAGAACCAAATTGCGTCTGGCGTCGCTATTATTGAAGAACGCAAACAACTACATCGTTTGGCTAAGAGTAAAGCTAGATTGATGGAAGTTACAGAAGAAATGATTATGACTTATGCCGCAAGATTTATGGATCAGCGTTGGGCAGGCGAAGTCAATTACAATACTGACTATGAAGCACACGATACAAACTATCGTATGGCATTAATCAAGTCAGCAAGCGAATTAGTTGGTGACAATGAGATTGTAAAAGCGTTGATAACAAAAGAAGTTATCGCTATGCTATCACCAGCTGAAGCTATACCAGAATATGAAAATGTTTACATTCAAACTATTCCTGATAGTGATTTGAAAGACTTGATGACACAAGAAAACGATCAAGTATTGAGCAGAGATTTAGCACCTTCAATGATTCCAGAACATGAGCAGTATGGTGAAGATGAAATCAATGAAGATGTAAATGAAGATGGAACGAATGAAACCGTATTAGGCGGTCCAGGAACTCCAGTAACGAATGTTGGAACAACATATTACACACAGCAAGTAGCTCCAGTAATGTTGCAAGGCATGAACACGGGTAGGTAAAACTTATATTTTATACATTTGTATAAATACATAATACGGTAATTACGTTATAATTAAGGAAACAATTAAAATGGATCAAACATCCTCAATCGTTGGCAACGGTCAAGCTACTGGTACTGCCCAGGATCACGCAAGTGGTGAAGCAGGAGAGCAAAACGTTAATCCTGGTGCTATTCGTAAAAGCACAACTCAGTCATTGCTAAATGCTATGTCTAATGCTAGTGGAACACAATTCCAATCAGTAGAAGATGCATTAGCTTTTATGGCACGAGTAGGAGCTCAAAGTAATAACGGTGGCAACGTACAGCCAGTGGAACAACCAAAGCAACAAAGTAATGGTCGTGTCACAACTAATGACTTGCATGAACGCTTCAATGAGCTTTCACAAAATCTTGCCCGTAAAGAGCAAGCATTGCGTGAGAAGGAACTTGATAGCGATATTCAGCGAGCAATGGGTGACAGATTTGATACTGATTTAGTTGATTATGCATTGAATAAAGTTAAAAACAATATTCAATGGAATGACGATGGCAGTTATGCTATTGTAAATCAAAAAGGTCAAGAGCGTTACGGTAGTGATGGTATGCCACTTACAATCCAAGGATTAGTACAAGAAGTAGCTCAGGGTAATCCTAAGTTACTACGACAGAGCAACGCTAATTCTGGATCTGGTTTAAGACCTGGACAAAGTTCTTTCACTGGTGCGCTAGAGGAATCTATTCCTGATTACAGTCGTGACCCGGCTGCATTCAATGCTTGGGCTAATAAAAATGGCTTAGGTAAGGGAGTAGGATTAAAAGGTCTAGGCGTATCAGCGACAGTATCAAGTACAAGTCGCAAAGTTCTCTAATTGCCAACTTATATAAAGGAAAAATATCATGGCTTATGTTCTCGGCGGTCCAAATAATGAAGGCGATGGCTTCACAACAGCTATCAGCAACTTCGCACTACGTGCTATGCACGAATCCAACGGTTTAGTTAATTTCACTAATGTTGTTGCACCTACACAAGGTCAAACATTCTTAGTACCTAACTTTGCTCCTATCACATACCAAGACTACAATGCTAACGGCACTGGTGGTACATTTGGTACAGGTAACGCAGTTGTACAGAATCCTTCATTGGGTCAAGGTACAATTACAGCAACTCCAGCAGTTGCACAAACAGCATTTGATATCTTCTACGGCTGGACAACATCATTCACATTGGCTGCAACGCTAGGTGCTGAATTAGGTGAGTCATTCGCTGAGAAGGTAGACCAGCGTGTTACAGCGGCTTTCTTAAGCTTCAAAGCAACTCCTGGTAACTTGTTCTATACAGCAACTCCAGCTGACGGATTCCCACGTGTCTTGCAATTAGGCGCTATGGAATTAACGGCCGCTGGTTGGACTGGTGGAACTCAAACTCCTGGTTTCACTGCTAACTCAGTTTTAGAAACTATTCGTAACATCAAGCAAAACTTTAAAGTTGCTCGTATGCCTGGAACTCCAGTTATCATTCTTGATAGCAATGGTGATGCCGCAACAGTTTCTGCAACCCCAGCTGGTCAAGTAGGTTCTTCATTGAATCGTTTGTTAGCTGAGTTAACCGGTGGTGCTGTTTCTCAATCAGGCGGTAGCAACCTATCTGCACTTGGAAATGAATTGCTAAGTACAGGTCGCATTGAGTCTGTATATGGATGTATGGTAATGTTCACTACATTCTTGCAAGCAACAACACGTACTGTATTTGGTTCTGCTGGTCAAAACGTTCTAGTCGGTGCTTATTTTGGTGACAGTGCATTGTTCACTGTTATGAAAGAAGGATTGCAATTGAAATCTGGTGAAGTACCAGGTGGATTGCAAGTTTGGTTGACTGGTGTCGGATACTTCGGTTCTGGCGTTGGTGACTTGCGTAGAGGCGGAGCTATTAATATCCAACAAGCTTAAATTGAATAAGATTGGGAGTCTAAACACTCCCAATCAATGTCTAGGAATAATATAATATGTCAGTACCATATCAACGAATCTCAAATGCAACAGTAGCAGACGTACAATTTTACGATCCGGCAGCGGAACGTAGAGCGGCTGCGCTAAATGTAGATTGGGCACCTTACTTCAAAGTTGCTTCACAAGAGTGGCTATACAAGTTAGAATTTGGCTGGTGGCAAAAATACTGTGATACAGTATTAGGTGCTTACTATTATGCTAATCTACCTAATGGACAATTAATATCAAGTTTTAATCCAAGTCAACTTATAAAGAATGACCAAACACTTATTCGTTTAGATACATTCGGTGCTATCTTAGTTTTTTACGAAAGCTTAGTAACAGATGTGTCAAACATGAATGAGGTTGATTTACAAAATTATGAGTTCGCACAAAAACGTTGTGAGAACGAATGGACTAAAGCGTTGCAACTTATGAACTTCTATGATTTATATCAAGATGCTCCTAACGGACCAACAACGAAACTTGAAGAAAATTGGACAGCAGACGTTGATTATTTCAACGGTGACAGGAGATATTTCTAATGACTGTTAATACAGTTAGTACATTATTGGTACCGAATCAACCTCTAGTCAATGGTACACAAATCATTGATGTGTTGAGACGTGACATTCCAACAGAATGGAACATACCAATTTATGAAGACTTCCCTAGCAACAGTGAAAAAGTTCGCTATGGTGTCTACGTAAGTGATGTACATACAAACAGTCGCAACCCGCATCAGTTGGCAGTTCAATATTGTGGCACAATTTATCATGCATTTGATGAGTTTAATGTTACATATATTAGTTACCAAGATGATCCTTATAACATACAAGTAAATGCTATTGTAGCAAATCTTGTTGTTGCTGTAAAGGATGACGGTGAGCAGTTGATGAATGGTTACTTTCAACGTGACTTTGATCAAGTTAGATCGTATGGACCTACACAAGCAGAAAAGCATACTTGGACATTCAGTTTATTACGCATGGAATTTAATACTTAAAGCCTAACACAAGGAGAAATCAAATGGCAAGAATTACAGTTAACACAACTGGTACTCAACCGACAATGTTGGTAAGTACAGACCTAATTAGCAATAGTGCTAACTGGGGAAATATAGCAAATACACTTAGTGTAACTTGCTTACAAGACGTTACTATCACAAATAGTACAGGCATCTATTCATATATTGATTTCTGTTCTGGTGATATGCAAAAACTAACGACTCCAGCAGATAACGAAATCTCTGTGAATATGGTTATTGATGGTACTGTGTACTTCGGTACAGATCCAGTATCTCCAGCAACTGCCGCTGAATACGGTGTTGCAGGATTATCAAATAACAAAATTCAAGTACAGTGGAAACTAGTACTGAATGGTGGCAATAGTACAGCAAATGCTTACTACTATGCTGGTCAAGGTTACATCAGTAGCTTGGCACCAACAGTAAGTCCAGACGCACCCGTTTGGGTTACACCAATGACACTAGCTGTCAATGGTACAATGGTATCAGCTATCAATCCTTAATCAATGATTATGTGAAACAAGGAACACCCTAAAAAGTGTTCCTTTTTTATTAGAAAGAAACAAATGAACAACGAACACAATATTTGGTTACATAGTGATGAAGATAAACTACGTAGCTTGTTAGCAGACGAGGCAAAGATGATGCCCATGCTTGATACTATGCAAGCAACATTACGACAACTAAAAGCAAAGCAGGCTTTTAGATTAGCATTACTTAATCAGTTACTTGATAAGATAGATACAAAAGACTAAATACATTACAATAATTTACTAAGGAAAACAAATGAACATTCAAGAATTCGCATCTACTCCCAAACTAATAGAAATCGTATTAGACGATAAGGAACTATTAGACAAATACAATGAACCAATTACATTTCATACATATGATATAGTTGGTTTGTCTACATACTTTGAGTTTTTTAACGCTCGTAGTGATGGTGAGTACGAACAACTAGATAAGATAATCAAAAAACTTATATTAAACGATCAGGGTAAGCCAGCAATTAAGCATGACCAAGATTTACCCATAGATATTGCAGCGGCAGCAATTAATAAGATTGGGGCTATATTGGGAAAGTCACAGAGCAAGACATCAATCCCGACAGTTGGAGAACAGCCAGAATGATAACACTAGGTCGTATGGCAGAGAAGTATGGAATGTTACCAAGTGAAGTTGAACAACGTGCTACTACCTATGACCTAATGATATCCGATGTACTTGCTACATACGAAAACTTTCAACAGCAAAAAGCTAATGGTAAAGTTGACCCAACAGTATATCAATTTACTGATGATGAACTTAAAGCAATGATGGAGAAAGCACGTGGCAACAAATAATATATCTAATCGTTTGAATAAAGTACTAGGGGTACTAAATGATACTACTATCACGCAAGAAGCATATAAGAAGTTTGTTGATGTAACACCAGTAAGAACGGGCAATGCTAAACGCAAAACTCGTAAAACTGGTAATAGCATTGACGCAAACTATCCATATGCTACTGTGTTAGATAAAGGTCGTCATATGACACCAAAAGGTATGCGTGGTAGTGACCAAGCCCCAGAAGGTATGACTAAACCTACAGTAGATCACATTAGAGCTTATGTTAAGCAAAAATTAGGTATAATATTAAAGTGAGGACCAGTAAATGGCAACAATAGACAAATATGTTATTCAATTAGACGTACAAGGTCAACAAGCAGTTGATCGGCTAAAGAATAGTATTGGTGGATTAGGATCAGCAATTGCGGGTATAGGATTTGCTTCTTTTATAGCCGGTGCTTTTAAGGCAGCAGATGCGATCGGTGATGTTGCTGATGCGACAGGTATCGCTGTTGGGCAAGTTGGTGCATTAGCAAATAGTCTTAAGTTAGCCGGCGGCGATGCCAAAGATGTTGGTAAATTGCTTACTACATTTTATGGTAACTTAGAACAAGCAGCCAGTGGTAGTGAAAAAGCACAAGACGCATTAGGTAAAGTTGGCATTAAGTTAGGTGACTTAACTAAATTAAGTGAAGGTCAACTATTAAACAATGCATTAGCATCACTAGCACAAATGGAAGCAGGCGCGGCTCGTACAGCAGCCGGCGTAGATATATTTGGTAAAGCATTTAGAAATATTGATCCTACAAAATTACAAGCAATATTAGATACCCAAGATGTTACTAAATTTCAACAAGAATATGAAAAAGCTGGACAAGTTATGGATAACTTGGAAGCTAATTTTGCTACATTACAAAAAGCAGTTATAGGTGTATTCACTCCGATTATTGGTGAGACAGATAATTTTAAGCTATCATTAGAGCAAGCAGAAACAGTAGTTAAAACATTAGGTGCATTATTTGCTACAATGTTCGCAGCCAAAACAGTTGGAGCCATAATTGCAATTGTATCAGCAGTTAAAGTATTAACTAATGCATTAAAAGGTACAGTCATTGTTCAAACAGCACTTACCGCATTAAGTGGTCCAAGAGGATGGGCAATTATTGCTGGTGGTGCTATAGCAGCCGCAGCCGCAGTATATGGATTAAACAAAGCATTAGAAGGCACTAATGATGAATTGAAAGATGCAACTGGTGGAACAACTGGTGCGCCCGCGCCCGCAGCCGCAACCAAACCAGCATTTGCCAAAGCTTCACAATACTCTAAAGAAGAATTACAAGCACGTAAACAAGCGTTAACAGTAGCACAACAAACTACGCAACAGCAAATAGCACAGAACAAGGCTGCTCAAGAATATCAACGTATTATTAATACTACGATTGGTATGGATCAAGACCAAGCAGACATTATTAAGTTAAACGCACAACTAGAACAAGATGCCGCTAGCAAAATATTAGATTTAACAAAACAAATTGATATTGAAAGATCCAAAGGTCGTGGAACTAATCAAGGTGTTATTGTTGAACTACAAAAACAAAAACAAGAAGTTTTAGATAATCTTGTTGCTACTAAACAACTTAAAATGGAAGAGCTTGCTAAATTGCAGGTTATTAAAGACCAAGTTAATAACAGTAAAATGTTATTGGAACTGATTAACGGTGCTAATTCAGCAACTCAAAAGGCACGTGCAATTGAAATTCAACAGGGAGTAGTTGTTGGTAAAATGACTGAAGAACAAGCCCAACGAAAAATTGATTTATTAAATGAAGAATTTACTAATACAAATAAGTTGAATCAATTACGAACACAATTGGATAATGCAATTGCAGGCTCACAAGAAGCTAAAAATATTAGAGAATTGATTAATCTTGAAAAAGAACGTTATACTAATGAAATTGCAAATATCAAAGCAAAGCAAACATTACAAGACCAATTGCGTCAAAGTGAAATAGCAGGTGCTAAGTCGGCAATAGAAGCTATTACACGTAGTATGGATCCATATCAAGTTGCATTAGCATCAGTTAATAGCGTTTGGAGTAATATGGGCACAGCTATTGATAAGTTTGTTGATGGTAGCACAATGAAGTTCAGTGATTTGGCTAAGAGTATTATTAGAGATTTAATTAAAATTCAACTTAAAGCACAAGCTACCAAACTGTTTAGTGCGGCAGGTAGTTTCTTTACAAGTTTGCTTGGGTTTGCTGAAGGTGGTACTCCACCATTAAATAAGCCAAGTATCGTAGGTGAAAAAGGTCCTGAGTTGTTTGTACCAAAAAGTGCAGGAACAATTATACCAAATAATAAATTAGCGAGTGTTGGCTCTGGATCGGGTAGTGTTGCTGATGCCGCACAAGGCAACACATACATTACAAATAACATTAGCGCAATTGATGCCAAATCAGTCGCACAGTTGTTTGCTGAAAATCGCAAAACATTATTTGGGTCAGTACAAATGGCACAAAAAGAATTGAGTTATGGTAGATAAGGAATAAAAGATGTCAGGTTTACAATCAATATTAAATTACTGTAATGGTCTACAAATTGACCGTCGCAAAGTAGTTGGCATACAGTACACACGAAATGAAATACCTCGTGTAAGTCAAACACCAACAAGGAATCCATGGAAGTTTACATTAGATATGCCAGCCCGCTATCGCTACAATGAAGCACGTGCATTAATGGAAAAACTTGATACACTAGATAGAATTACACCACAAGTAATTACATTTAGTAATCTTCCTCAACTTAGTTGGATGTTTCGTTATCAGGGTGCAATGAGTATAGCACAACGCAATGCTATTACTGTTACTAGTTTTATAGGTAATCAATTAATATTAGGTAACTTACCAGCAGTACCAAGCACACGTGTGTTATTTGAACCCAATGATTTAATACAGATTGGTAATAATTATTACCCATTCACTAGCACAACACAAATATTGCGTGGTACTAGCGGCACAGTTACAGTCACAACTAACAGACCAAACATCATCACCGCAAGCGTAGTTGGTAATGGAATAACAGTTGGTAATAGTTGTAGCTTTACAATGTTTTGTCCTAACATGCCAACATATAAATTGATTCCAGGTGGATATCAATTGACTAATGGAGTACTAGTTGGTAACGCATTAATTGAGTTTAGTGATAGCTTCCAATTGTATGAATTTGTGGGGACAGCATAATGGAAAACATCCCAGCAGTAGCTAATAATAAACCATTAGTAAACAATGCAGAGTTTGTAAAGTTAACAATTTACAATGAGTATGGTAATCTTGCAAACAACAATGTTTATACATTTAGTTCAAGTTATCAATCCGAAACTATTGATGGACAAGTATATGGACCATTAGGTGGATTACTTGCAGTTGGCGTTCAACAGCGTGATATTCGTGTTACCAGTGCCGACACAAGTATTAGTATAAGTGGTATAGATGGCAACAACATGTATGTTGTATTAGGATCATTAATACGTGGTAGTAAGTTAGAAATTACTAGAGGATTTTATGATAATAATTATAATCTTACGAGTAATGCTCATAGGTTCACTGGCATTGTTACCAATTACCAAATTAGTGAAGAACGCCAAGACCAAGACGATAACTTTACAATTACATTAAACGCAAGTAGCTTTAAGAGTGTATTAGAAAATCGTATTGCGGGTAGAAAAACAAATAGCGAAAGTTGGAAAGAGTATAATCCAACTGATACAAGTATGGATCGTGTTCCAAGTTTAGCTGATAGAGCATTTAGTTTTGGAGTAGAACCAAGGCAAGGTGCAACTACACAAAGTCAGGCAGCAACAGAGGCAAGTCAAATAGCACAAGATACAAATACAAACATTACAGATGCGAGTCCTTAACAAATGAACATAAGAATAGCAAATAAGTTTGATGTAAATCAAGTAATAAGTTTAATACACAATTTTCAAGAAGCAAATAAGCTTCCTGCAAGCTTGTTACAAGAATTAGATGATGAGTATCTTAATAAACTATTTCATCATTTAATATTAGGTGCAGGTGTTGTGTATGTAGCTGAAATAGATAGAAATATTGTTGGAATGATTATAGGACTTAAATCAAGTAGCCCATGGTTTCCTAATCAAATAACATTAAAAGAACTAATGCTTTATACTATCAAAGAATATGAAGGAAAAGGAATAGCTTCTAAGCTATTAAAAGCATACAATGACAAGGCAAAAGAAATGTTAGAAAATAAAGATATATCCTTATATGCTGTAAGCATTACAAAAGACTTAGGTAAACTAAATTATGAAAAATATGGATACAAGAAAATAGAAGAAACTTGGGGAATAGGATTATAATATGGCAATTATTTCAGCAGGCATAGCACTTATAGGTTCATATTTAGCAGGAGTAACAGTAGCAAGTGTTGCATCATTTGCTGTTCGCACATTGGTTACAATTGGTATCAGTAAATTAGTTTCTAACAGAGCAAATAAAAAGGGCGCGGGCGCACAAGACGTAGGTTCAAGGTTTTCATTAGGGCCAGCGACAAACAATAAACTGCCAGTAAGTTATGGTAGTGCGTTCCTAGGAACGGTAATGACCGATGCAAAGATTACAACAGACCAAAAAACAATGTATTATGTCTATAGTGTGTGTGAAGCCACTAGTGGAACAATGAGCTTTGGTAAAATATTTTGGAATGGCAAAGAAGTTACATTAGGTGCAGGAGATTACAGTGGTGTTAATAAAGTTGTAAGTTTAACAACTAATGCTACACCACCTCAAGTAGATACAACAATAGATGGGAACGCATGGATATATCAGTTTAGTAATGGGTCAAGTAGTGGTATTAACACTGGTGGCACAAGTGCTATAACAATATTACAAGATGCTGGAATTCCAGTTGCTGATAGATGGACTGCAACAGATTTAATGAGTGATACTTGTTTTATTGTTGTTAAAATTATATATAACAAAGATGTACAAGACGTTCAACGAGATCCTAAATTAAGTGTTCAAGTAACTAACACGTTGACTAAACCAGGTGAAGTATTCTTAGATTACATGACTGATGTTCAGTATGGTTGTGCAATTGATGTAGCAGATATTGATACAGCAAGTTTAACAGCATTAGATGTATACAGTGATGAAACAATTACATACATACCAGTAGGCGGCGGTACAACTACTCAACCAAGATATCGTATTGATGGTCCAGTCAATACCGGTGACACTTGCTTAAATAATTTACAGCAATTAACAGATGCATGTGATAGTTGGTTACAGTATAGTGAGTTAACTGGACAATGGACTATTGTAATGAACAAGCCATATGCTGGAACATTAAGTAGTTTGTATAGTGTTGATAGCAGTGTATTGATTGGCGGTATTGATATTAATCCTATTGACTTGAATCAAACATATAATAGCTTAGAAGTACAGTACCCAAATGAAAACATCAATGACCAAACAGATTACAAAGTAGTTGACTTAACAACAGTTGGCACAGCATGGTATGATCCAAGCTTGTTAAGTCCAAACGAACCAGACAATAGATTAGTTATTCAATATCCGCAAATCAACAACTACATTCGTGCAGTATATTTGGGTGTGCGTAGATTATTACAAAGCAGAGAAGATTTAACCATTGTTTGTAATTTAGATTACAGTGGTATACAAGTTGTTGCCGGTGATGTAGTTCGTGTTACATTAGCAGAATACGGTTGGGCAGACAAGTTATTCCGTGTTAGTCAAGTACAAGAAACTAAAACAAGTGATGGTTTCTTAGGTGCAAGAATTACAGCGTTTGAATACAACGCTACAGTTTATGCTGATAACGCACTACTAGATTTTATTCCAGAAGCAAATACTGGGTTGACTGATCCTAACATTTTTGATCAACCAAGCACACCTGTTATCACAACAAACACATTAGCAAATAGCGGCGCAGTTACTAGTTTCACGGTAAGCAGTAATGTTCCTGCTACTGGTTCAACATTATATATGGATTTCAATTATGGTAATAGCAGTAACGTTGCATTACATAAATCTTATACTAGCACTCAATTAGCTGATGGTACACTATACACAAATGGACAAACAGTAAGTATTGATATTAATGATTTGCCAGTTGGTAACTATTATTTTAGTACAACTGCTAGAAATGATTTAGCAGGTAGAACAAGTTTTAGTAGCTCGTTGTTTAATTGGGGTGCTAACTTACAAGCTAATAGTGTATCATTTACTAATTTGGCTTCCGGTACTGGCGGACAAAAAATACTAGCAAGTTATTCTTATTCTATAGCTAATCCCAGTGCTAATACTGTGATTTTACCGACCGACATGACTAGTTTTAGTACTACTATTAAAACAGAAGATTTTGCTGTGCCTAAATATTTGGATGGCACTACAGTATCATCAACAAAATTATTTCCCTATTATCAAGGTACCTCATCTACCGCGGATGGTTTTTTTGCTAATAGTACTGCACAATATACACCCGGCACGGCAGCTGGAATAGGAACATTAAACGGTGATGCTGATTGGTATGTAGCAGATTATTCAACATTTGGTGGAACAACCGTACCGGCCGGTCAACAATATATTATAAGTTATGAAGTGCAAATTGTCGCCAACGTAAATACTTCTATTCAATATTCTAGTTTTGCAACTTTTACCGTTTCAGGTAATACCATGGGTTGGAGAAACGATAGTTGGAATACAATTCAACTAACTGCAAATATTCCAACTGTAATAGATACTGAAATTGCAAGAACGGGAGCCGGAGTTGTTGATGGATCCGGAATACTAATGCGTAATATAACTAGTGGAACTAGAGTTGATCTTACAAACGGTTCATTTGTTCTCTATCAAAGAAAATCATAAATACTATATAGGTAAAAAACATGAATGATGAACAAATATTTCAAGAAATAATGAAAATAGAAGCATTGATAAGCACTGGTCCTATTGATGAATTAATTCAATACGCAAAAGAATACAATATTCACCAAGTATCAAACAGTAAACGATATACTGAGCAAGTAGAGAAAATTAAAACACGATTAATTGCTGAAGGCATTGATCCAGAAACAATAAGGAAACAATAAAATGAGTTTATTACTAAACGGGGCAAAAACAGTAACGATAGCTGGAACAGAAATGTCGTGCATAGAGATTTACACTGGCGAGAGTTATACATTGCCCTTTACTTTTACAGATAGTGGTGGTAACGCTATCAACTGTAATAGTTGGACATTAAGTACGACGGCTAAGTTTTATACAGCAGACAACATTACTTATAGTAATATTGTAACAGATGAAATCAATATTGGTAACTTAACCCTGTTAGCACCTCAACCAACAGCAAGTGCATATTCAGCATTGACCGCGGCATTTACAACTCCGGCCACCGGTATAGGTTATATCTATATACCAAGTACGTTAACAGGCGGTACAGGTAGTCCTAATCCTACCCCAATAATAACATTAGCAAACAGTGCAGCCAATAGTACATTGGTAGTTATTACATTGGGTGTAAGTCGTACTGATGCATTAAGTGGACTGGTAGATTTTAACCGTGAACCAATAGGAATGATAGTAAGGTTTCAATAATGAGCGAAATAACACAAAACTTTGTAGTAGAACCTAATAATATTAATATTACTGTTGATACTAACAATATAAACTTTACGCCAAATACTAATCAATTGAGTATCTATGCGGCGGCGGCGCCTGTAGGTGGAAGTAATACTCAATTACAATATAATAATAATGGTACGCTTGGTGGCATACCAAATGTTACATGGAACGGATCTAAACTAAGTTTAGGTAACGTTGCAAATGTACTGATGACCGGTGGTACAAATGGTTTTGTATTACAAACTGATGGTGTAGGAAACTTAAGTTGGACTGCACAAACTGGGGGCGGTGGCGGTAACGGCACTCCTGGTGGTGCCAACACACAGATTCAATATAATGATAGCGGGTCGTTTGGTGGAAACTCTGGATTTACATTTAATGAAGTTACCGGCAATGTTGGCATGCCAACTGATTTAATAGTTGTTGGAAATATATATGGTAATGCACAAACAGCAAACTTTGCAACATTTTCAGGCACAGCAACATCAGCAACAATAGCAGCCACTGCTAATAGCGTAGCCGGTGCTAACGTAGTTGGTACTGTATCAAGTGCAACAACTGCCACTTCTGCAACAACTGCCGGCACTGTTACTACAGCCGCTCAACCTAATATTACAAGTACAGGAACATTGACTTCATTAACTGTAGGTGGCACATCAACTATACAGCAAGCACTTGAAAAGGTAACATTATATGCTACTGCAAATACTGGAACAATAAATTATAATTTATTAGACCAAGCGATAATATATAACACTGCTACAAGTACAGGAAACATCATATTAAATATAAGAGGCAATAGTTCTGTCACAGCAAATAGCATTATTAATGTTGGTAATAGTACAATTGTAAGTTATGTGCTAAAAACGGGTGCTACTGCACATAGTATTACAAGTATTACTATAGATGGAGTTGCCCCTTTTATTAGTTGGGCAGGAGCAACAGTACCAACTACAACTACATATAGTGATTTTTCATATGTTTTTAATATTATAAAAACTGCATCTACTCCAACATATACCGTGTTTGCTTCTGCTACGAGGTATGCATAATGCCCCTAAATAGTACAGCAAGTGCGGCAAGTATTAATGGATTAAAAACAAATGAGTATGTTGACAATCCGTGGTCATTAAATCACGTACTACTTCCATCAAATAATGTATACCAAAATTTTGGTTATAGTTTTGCAACTACTAGTGATTTTAGTTTAATTGTAGTTGGAGCCCCAACATATCCAGGACCTTCCACACAAAGAGGTATTGTTTACATCTATAGTGGAAGTCCTACAACTGGTTATACTCAAATTCAAACAATACAAAATAGCGACAGTGCTAATCTTGATGGTTTTGGTGAGTCAGTTGATGTTAGTGAAGATAAAAATTATATTGCCGTCGGCGCACAAAGTAAAATTACCGGTGTTGGTGGAACATATATTTTTGTTAAAAGTGGTAGCACATATGTTCAACAAGCATCATTACCTACAAATGGCGGAGTAATATCAACAAATGTTAGCATTGATAGTACCGGAACTTACTTAGTTGTGGGAGCTCCGCAAACAGACCAGCCTGGTCTGTTTAATAATTCAGGTATAGTAACTGTATATCTTCGTACTGGTAGTAGTTGGTCTATTGTTAGAACCTATTCTGGTCCAGGAACTGACACTGAGTACGGAGTAAGCGTATATATTAATAATGCCGGAAACTTCATTTGGTTTGGTAGTAGAGGCGCCGGCCAAGCGCTTGCTTTTGGCACAACTAGAACAGGTGCTACTTGGCAGGTTACACCACAATATAGTACGTTACTAGCTAGCCCAGGGCGTGCCTTTGTTGGTGCAAGTGGTGATAATCAATATCTTGCTATTGTGGCGGGCAATTCAGAGGAAACAGTTTTTATTAGAAAATATTTTCCGGATCAATGGGGTCCGCAAACTTCTGTACCAAATAGTACCACTGGTGGAACAAGTGGTGCCGAACCTACTATTACTGATGCATTAGCAAGTATAGGCAATGATCGTTATATGATGAGTAGGTCATACTTATATCAGGGCTTAAATGCATCATGGTCATTAGTAAATACTTTTTATGGACTTTATCCGGCTTCTAGCTTTGCAGGAAGCTATGAATTAAATGGTCCAACAAGTATAGATAGTACTGGTACATATTTTGCTGGTACTACTTATAGTGCCGTTGTTAATGGAGTGGCAAATAACGGCGCAGTATATATATATACAAAAGCATAAATACATTATCACATACACGAAACACAGCGAGGTAGTTGTGTTTCGTTACAATGCGAGATAGCAAAGGAAATAATATGGCTAAGTTTAGTCAAAATACACTCAATCAAGTCGCG